TATGCCAGCCTTATGAGGGGCTTGTGATGTTGTGGATAAGTGGCCAACTATTAAGCATAACTTAATAGCTGAATGAACCTAACACCTTCACAAGAGGCCGAACTAAAACGTCGTGCACGCGCCATGATGGGGTGGACTGCCCTGTCACGGTGGTGCTCAGTTCTGTTGAACCGTGACGTGCCTGTAAGTGAGTTGAAGGCTGACTATGCCCTCATGATCGAGAACGAACGCAATGACGTCAGGTTCCAGCTGGCACAAACTCAGATCGACAAAGCCCTGTCTGGGGATAACACGATGCTGATTTGGTTAGGTAAGCAGCACCTCGCACAGACTGACAAGGCAGCGACTGAGGTTTCAGGCAAGACAGACATCAGGATAGTGCTCGCCCCCACACATGAGGAACCCAAGCACATCGAGGATGCCGAAATCATCGCCATAGGGCCAAAGGACGCTTCGTTGTGATTACGATTGACGCACAGCTACACGACGGCCAAAAACTAATCTTCCGCAACCGGAGGCGTTTCAACACGGTCGCCTGTGGTCGTAGGTTTGGCAAGACTGTGATGGCGGAAGCCCTGCTTATCGAATCGGCTATAATGGGCAAACCAGCGGCTTACTTCGCCCCGACGTATAAGATGCTCTCTGATGTGTGGAAGGCTCTCAAGACAACGCTGCACCCTATCATCACGGGTGTAAGTGAACAAGAGAAGCGGCTGACTATCGAGACGGGTGGTATCATCGACTGTTGGTCATTAGACGCCTTCGACAGCGTGCGGGGCCGTAAGTATGCACGGGTCGTCTGCGATGAGGTGGCGATGGTCAGGAACTTCATGGACGCATGGAACGAGGCGATCCGTCCGACGTTAACGGATTACAAGGGCGACGGGTATTTCTTCTCGACACCCAAGGGGCGCAACGACTTCCACGCTATGTATGAACGTGCACGGCTGGATGAAACCTATGCCAGCTTCCGCATGCCTACCAGCGTGAACCCATATATCGCACAGGATGAAATCGACGCTGCACAGCGAGAGCTCCCGACGGTGGTGTTCAATCAGGAATACCTCGCTGAGTTTGTAGACGTGCAGGGCGCTTTAGTCAAGCGTGAGATGATCACGTACGTAAACAGCGATCAGGTGCCACGGGATCTGAAGATCGGCATGGGTGTTGACCTTGCCATCAGTAAGTCAGATACGGCCGACTACACAGCCATAGCTGTTGTGGGCTACGACAAGGACTCGGGGCGTAGGTACGTGCTGGACATGTGGAGAGGTAAGGTGGGTTTTCACGAAGTCGTTCAAGGCGTCCAAAGCCTAGCGGCCAAATGGAACCCATCGCGGATCAACATCGAGGCAGTCCAGTATCAGGTGGCCGTAGTGCAGGAATTACTTCGCAAGACATCGCTGCCTGTCAAGGCTGTCAAACCAGACCGTGATAAGGTCACACGCTTTCACGGTCTGCTGGCAAGGTATGAGCAATTGTTGGTTACACATGTACGTGGGCTGGAGCCTTCATTCGAGCAAGAACTACTATCATTCCCAGAGGGCAACCACGACGACATGGTGGACGCTCTCGTTTACGCTGAGATCGCGGCTGTTAAGTCGCAAGGTGCTGGAGTTGTATTTCTATAACGGACAAAAACAATGGGACTAATTCAACAAATCAAGGCTTTCATCTCCCCTAGTGGTGAGGTCGCACAGAACGACCTACCTATACCAGTGACGGAGTTGTGGAACAAGCATAACTTCACACCTATCGTCAACTGGCGTGGTGCTTACCAGATGTGGAAGGCTAACCCCGTGGCTGTGGCGTGCACTCTGACGTATTCGCTGATGATGCCGGAAGCGCAGATAGGTGTGATCACTCCGAACGGTTACGACTTCAAAAGCCCTATCGTGGGGATGCTGACACGTAACCAATGGCGTGTGACGTTTGGTGAGATCATGACCATCCTGTGCATTGGTGGCAACGCGTATGGTTATAAGCTACGCAACGCCTCGGGTGCTATCATCGGCATGCGCTGGTATTCAGATAAAAACTTCGCCCCTGTAAACGATGGTTACGGTGACGTCGAACACTACCTATACTACGATGGACAGGTAGCGTACACAGTACGCAAGGAAGACGTCGTTCACATCCAGGGCTTTTGGTACGACCCTGAGAAAACGCTTGGTGGTGGCAGCCCTGTTGAGTTAGCAGCGCAGTCTATCGAGGGCTACAATGAAGCCACGTCTACGGTGTTCAACATCCACAAGAACGACGCCATGCCTAAGACGATCGTAGTCTACGACGAAGAGCTCACACCTGACCAGGTAGCACTTGCTGAACGTTCGTTCAAGCGTAAATATGGGGGCGACCGCCGCGGCTCTGTGGGCATCATGTGGGGTGTCAAGGATGTTAAACGCCTTGCACTTGACTGGAATGAACTAGGATTGTCTGATACCTTTGGTCAATACGAGACGCGGATCTGTGGTGCTTACAAGGTGCACCCGATTATAGCAGGAACGCACATGGGGCTTTCTTCAGCTACCTACAGCAATTTTGAGCAGGCAAGCAAGGACTTCACCAACATGGTACGTGTTCCGTTCTGGAACATGATAGCCGACCAGATCAACGCACAGCTAGCTATCCCTGAATATGGCGTGCAACTTGGGTTCGACCTCTCGACAGTGCAGGCCCTGGCAGGTGAGACCATCGCCATGGAAGCGGTATCTACGGACAACGACAGCGACGTCGACGATGATTCAGACGTCGACGACACACCCGAAACACTAAGCCTCGGAGGTGGCGTGTCTTCGGACAAATACTTTCACAAAAACTACAGCGTTACCGTAGGGGCCGAGACCAAGGCATGGCTACACCATCCCGATTCACAGGTATACGCCAAAGCCTATGACGACCTGCTTAACAAGCAATCCGAGAATATCGCTAAGGAGTGGGGGCGTGTGCTGGATGATCTCTACGAAACCATCACGGCTGACGTTAAGGCGCTCCGCATCGAGACGAAGATAGACGACCAGTTCAGCCTCGATGTCTGGGAGAAGAAATTCGTCGACGGTACCGAAGACAGCCGAACCGAGCTAGTCGAGATCATCATGGCCTTGGCCCAGGAGGAAGTGGACGCTCAGGGTGAGTTTGGACGTGCTCGTGAGGATGGCATACGTGAGAGCGCTGACAAGATAGCCGAATCGGTCGGTACCATCCGCAGTGATGTTCAGACATTGCTACGAAACAATCCTGGTGCCAGCGAGGAGGAACTGTCTAAGCTGCTGCTAGATAAGTTTGAGAGTCTCAAGATGCCGGTCATTCCTACTGTGAAGCAATCAAGGGCAGAACTTATCGCACGCACTACAGCAACGGCGACGACTGGTAAGGTGCAGAAATCGGTATGGACTGAATTGGGTGGCATTAAGCGTGAGTGGGTGGCCTTGTCAGGGGCTCGAGCTGCACATGCCGACGCCCACGAACAGCCTGAAAACTTGGATGGCAACTTCGTAGTCGGTGGTGAAACAACGCCTTATCCTGCAGGCCCTGGCTTGTCAGCATCCAACTCCGTCAACTGCCGATGCTTCACACGTGCAAGGCAACTCTAACTTGTGGATAATTAAACAATAGCATAACCCAAATTCGTATGGTATGGGGAACACACCATGAAAATTGAACGTAAGACTTTTGAATTTCAAGCAAAGGCAGAGGGTGACAGTGGCGTAATCGAGGCCATCGTCTCCGTGTTTAATAACGTCGACAGCTATGGCGACCGTGTTAAGTACGGTTTCTTCGACGATTCGCTGAAGACCAAACTGCCAAAGGGCGTCTGGGCTCACGATTGGAAGACACCGGTGGCCAAGACATTAGAAGCCCGTGAGCTAATGCCAGGCGACGCCATGCTGCCAGATAGCTTGAAAGACCTTGGTGGCCTGTATATCAAAGGCCAATTCAACATGAATACACAGCGAGGACGTGAGACCTACTCCGACATCAAGGAAGGTATCATCGACGAGTTCTCGATCGGTTATTCAGTAGTTGAAGAAACATTTGCACAGGACGGAGCACGTGAACTGGTAAAGGGTAAACTTTACGAATGGTCACCGGTGCTGTTCGGTGCTAACTCACAAACGGCACTTATTAGCGCTAAGGGACTCAATGATGATCTAGAAGACGTTGGAACCGACGTCGATAGACTCATCACGAGGTTGAACGAACGCGCAGAGATTAGGCAGAAGGAAGGGCGCACGCTATCGTCGGCTAACGTGGCACGCCTGACCGAATTGATGGACACACTTACCGCTGCAGTAGGCAATATTAAAATGCTTATTGACGCGGCACAACCGGTTTCCGCAAAGGCTGCCATGGAAATGGAAGCATTGCGGGCATTAGTAAACAAGAGGAAACAATCATGAATTTGCAACAGATCAACGACGCCATCAGCGCCAAGTCTAGCGAGCTCGAAACGCTCCTTGCTAAGACAGAGCCAACGATGGACGAAGTAAAGTCTGCACAGACATTGAACGCTGAAATCGACGCGCTCAATGAGCAGGCCAACGAAGTAAAGTCGTTCGAAGCTATCAAGGCCAAGAACGCACAACGCCAGACGGAAGTGAAGACAGCAGTGAACAAGCTGCCAAAGTCAAACGACATCAAGGTCGGCGAATCATCAGCAAAGGCTAACATGCCAGATGCTGAGTACAAGGCTTACGTAACAGGCTTGTTTGTTGGTGGTCTTGCTAACGAGACAGCACGCCAGAAGTACACAGAAGTTACTGGCCTTGATTATAAGACACACACACAAGGCAACGACGCTACAGGCGGTATCTTCGTTCCTACGGAGACATCGAGCCTCATCGTTAACCTCAAGGACACATACGGATCATTCCGTCGCAACACACGTGTTGAGCCTATGGGATCGGAATCAATCCGCATCTTCCGCACAGGCGATGACGTGACGGCATACTGGGGATCAGAGACAGGTACATTGTCATCATCTGACATGTCATTTGATGCAGTGACGTTGAACGCAAAGAAGATGTATGCTCTCGCTGTTCTCTCGGAAGAACTCGTAATGAACAGCACACAGAATCTTGGCCTTCGCTTTGCTGAATCGGTAGCTCGCCAGTTCGCAAAGAAGGAAGACGAAGCTGGTTTCTTGGGTGATGGCACGTCTACATACGGCGGTGTTCTCGGTCTTGCTGGCAAGCTCCGCAAGGTTCTCGAGGATGGCGGCGGAACATGGACGAACGACACGCACAAGGGATACCTTGGATCAGCACAGGTATGTGCTGGCAACACGTTCGCAGAGGTAACCATGGGCAACCTGATTGCTGGTATGCGTAAGGTTCCAACATACGCACTCACAGGTGCTAAGTGGTATTTCAACAAGGTAGCTTTCGGTGAGACAGCAGAGCGCCTCGCATACGCACAGGGCGGTTCAACAGCTGCAGAACTTGCTGGATCATTCGGTCAGCGCCTCTTCGGCTATCCTGTCGAGTTCGTCGACGTTATGCCATCAGCAGATGCTAACAGCCAGGTATTCGCTTACTTCGGTAACCTCACACAAGCTGCAACTCTTGGTGATCGTATGGCAACATCGATCAAGCAAGATGCAAGCAAGGGCTTCGACACAGATACAATCTATGTTAAGGCAACGCAGTACCTCGACATCAAGGTACACGAAATGGGCAACTACAATGCTACAGCAGCATCACGTACGACAGGCCCTGTTGTTGGTTTCGTAACTATTAACTCATAAGGTGACAACATGAACGCACTACAAAATGTGAAGGTTGTCAACGTTACGCCACCAGCTGCAATCGTTGACAATGCATCGTTTACAACTAACACGATCGACACAGCTGGCTTTGGTAAGCTCGCAGTGTATTTCAGCCTCGGTGCAACAGACATCGCGATGGCAGCCCTCAAACTCCAGGAGTCGGACGACTCTGGCATGAGTGGAGCTGCTGACATCACGGGCTGTGTATACGGCGCAACGGGTGCACCTGCACTGCCAACGGCTAACGATGACAACAAGGTCTTCGGGTTCTTTGTGAACCTCGCAGGTCGTGATCGTTATATCGACGTTGTTGCTACAGCTGGCGACGGCTCTGCTGGTACCTTCGGATCATGCATCGCTGTTCTCTATAACGGCGAAGGCATCAACGACGCTACCGAACGCGGTCTTGCTGCTAACATCATCAAGGACTAACTAACAGAGTTGTTCTGACGACTGGGCCCACGGGCCCAGTGGTGAGCACAGCAAAGGCATACAATGATTATCCTATCGTCATCTGGCGCACGTGTTGATTTGGAGCTACGACAAGGGGCAGCCTTTGCACGTACCTTCACACATAAGACGAACGGGGTGGTGACCAACATAACAGGTTACACCTTCGCCGGCCAGATTAGGACTATTGACAACGTTCTTGCTGCAACGTTTACGATAACGATTGTAAACGCTTCGCAAGGTACGTTTTCGGTAGCATTAAGTGCAGCGACTACGGCATCGCTGACGGTGGGCGAGGTGTACGTCTGGGATTTGGAACAGACGGTCTCAAGTTCAACGAATGAACTACTCCGTGGCTATGTGACGGTTCTCGGTGAGGTAACCCAGTGAGTTACACCATCAACGTTAATCAGGACACCTTGCGTGTCAACGTAGACCAAAGTAACATTACCCTGGACATCGCCAGCGGCGGGCTGGTGCCTATATCTGATGACATCACATTGGTAGCTGGTGAGAACCTGTCAGCACTTCGTGCTGTTACTACTAACTCATCAGGTCAGGCTGTCTATGCCAGCAACAACACGTTAGCAAATGCCCAGGTTGTAGGCATCACGAACGGAGCGGTTACATCTGGAGCCAACGCAACTATCAAGATCTCGGGCATCCTGACAGATGCCAACTGGAACTGGACTAAAGGGACGGTTTACCTGGGCACCAACGGAACACTAACACAGACAGTACCAACGAACGGCGCTATAGTCGTTCATGTAGGCAAGGCCTTAACAGCGACAACGCTAATTATCGACATAGACACAATCATTCAAACGGTGTAACATGGCAGAAAAGTATATCAAAAATAACAGCGGCCAGCTCGCAGAAGTCGAAGCTACCGTATCATCATCAGGCGCAACGGAAGCGGGCAAGATTGTTGCTCTCGACGGATCGGGTAAGCTGGACAATTCGGTATTGCCAACGGGAATAGGCGCTACTGTTAAGGTTGCAGCAACTACCGAGAATTTATCTGCTGGTAACCTTGTGAACCTGTTTAACGATGGCGGCACAATCAAGGCACGCAAGGCAGACGCAAGCAACGGACGTCGTGCTATCGGCTTTGTGATTACAAACTCCACATCGCCTAACAACGCAACCGTCTATCTTGATGGTACAATCACAGGGCTTACAGGTTTGACGCCTGGTGCTGCTTATTATTTGAGCGGAGCGACAGCGGGCGCGGCATCTGCAACGGCTCCGACAACAGCAACCTATATTTCACAAGAGATCGGCATCGCTTTGTCTGATAC